AATAACTCCAGTAATATCTCACCAAGCAACGCCTTCAAATTTAAATGGAGCAGATTTATTCATAAAATCTGGAAGCTATAGAGATGCTGTAAATTCAGCAGGAACAACTTTAGCAGGGGGAGTTCCAAATAGAGTAAATAATTTTACAAATACAGAAATATCTCAAACAGGTAGTGGTGATAATGAAATGGGTCAACATAAAGTTAATTTTATGTACATTTCAAAAAGAATTCTATTTAATAGACCTTCTTGGATGTTAGATTATCATGTTGACGCAGAATTTTTAAATAGCATAGGGTTAACATATAGAGGATCTGGATTGAATAATCCAAATTCACAAGATTTAGCTGGTTATACAGGAATCTGGGTTGAAAAAGGATTTAATGAGTTTACAATTTATGTTGGCTTTGTGACAGTAGATCATATGAAAAATACAGGGGTTACACAAGATTTACTTCCTCACAGAAATAGAGACAGCCAAAGATTTGCATCTTTTCTTGTTCCAGTAAGAGATATATTGTATTCTGAACCAACTGCCGTACCAACATGTGGCGCAGGATTTTTAGGAAATGTTAAAGTAGGAAAATGCACATACCCAACAATTAAATGGAGAATGGTTGGTATATCTCAAAATAGTGCATCATATCACTATGCCAATTTAAATTCATCCAATCCATTAATTTCACTTAACGGAGCATGATAAGTGACTGAAACACCATCCTTTGAATGCGGTAAATTTTATCCCGGTCAAGGACCCGGAAACCGTAGAGATAGAGAGCCTCCAGTCACTCCTAAAAGGCATCCTAGGAGAAGAAGACGGGATGGTGAACCTTGGGGACCTAAGGGACCTATTAGAGATAGACCACCAACTAGATTAATTCTAAGAGTTTGCTGGGTATGTAAAGAGCGTCCTGCAACTGATCCAGAAGGATTTAGTTGTGCAAGGGATGGCACTCCAGTATCAAATGGTCCATGTCGATGTAGATTAATTACAGATAGATTTTGTGAAAGAAAAGAAACTTGGGTTCCAGATTTGCCCGGGGCAACTAACTGCCCTGTAAATGAGTTTCAATCGGAACCTGCTTGTGCTTCAGTTTGTAGAGACGGGGTACAGATTGTTTGTCCAGAACAACCTTGCTTATATTATTTATGTTGTATAAAAGAGGAAAATGAGCAACGGGTTCCTTGCCCACAATATGGACCGGGATGTACTTGCCCATTACTTCAATCAGCAAATTGTCAAATATATAATGGTGGCACCGTTGCTATTAATGAACAATGCCCCCCTATAACCTTCGGTGGATTATGCCCTAATGGAGACAGATTACTAGGTTATTCTTTGAATAGTACTGAAGCCTGTAATGCTCCATGGTGTGCTGATGTCATAGGTCCTCCAATATGCCCCGGAGAAACAACTGGGCCTGCGACTCCCGTTCCAATAGGACCCGGACCATCAACTCCCGGCCCCGCAGGACCCGGACCTTCTACTAGAGGCCCTACTGATCAAATTTGTCCACCAAGAACTTGTTATCATTGTGTAAATACTGGCAACCCAACAACTGGATGGTTTCCTTGTACACCCCCTAATAATCCATTATGTAGATGTAGGATAAGGCAAGATAGAGAATGTCGCGTACATTCAATCCAACAAGGTACATTTGATCGTGATTTAGGTAGGTGTGTTTACCCGCCAACTACTGGACCCGGACCCGGATTCTATGGATGTGAACCTAATGCTTTAGCAACATGCCAAGCATTATGTAGAGATGAAATAGAAGAAGATTGTGGAGATAGGGAACGAGTTGGTCCTTTAACTCCCGGTCCCGGACCAAGCACACCCGGAGGTCCAACAGGACCCGGACCAGCAACTCCCGGACCCGGGCCAAGTGAAACTGGGGGTACTACCACTATAACAAAAACCTGTAGATTTTGTATTCAAACTCCATCCACAGGAACTATTCCCTGCCCTCAATTCGGAGCAGGTTGTAGGTGTGCAATTATCTACAATAGAGAATGTAAATTAACGCAGGTAAACAGAAGACCTGATGGAACTTTTCCTGAATGTGCTTCTGTTTTACCAGCAGGTTTAGTTGTAAATTCTGCACCTTATAGTAATTGCGCTGCCAATGATGGTTCACCATGTGAAAGAAAGTTAGGTGAACCAGTATGTCCTGAAGAACCTAGACCTTTGGGCGAAACTGGAGGAACTCCAATTCCTCAAGTAAAAACTTATTATGTATGTATAAGAGAAAACGCATCCACAGGAGGGACTATTTTAATTGGGGGCTGCGTAGAGCGCCGAGCAACTTCAAAACCACCCGGGGCATTTGAAAATTTACAAGCTTGTGAAGCCGTTTGTTCAAGACCTAGAACAACACCAATAGATGGACCCTCAACTACTGGAGGACCAGTTCCTTTAGTGCAAAGATATTCTTGTAATACAATCAATGGTAAATGTAGACAATTAACAGTACCACAAAACCAAACTGCTGGGACATACGGAAGTTTGGCACAATGTGAATCAGATTGTAGAGCTAGACAAGAAGGTGATACTTTATCCACGGCTGGAGATAGACCTGACCCAATATCAACTTTCTTTAAATGTAATAAGAGTACTGGAACTTGTGCTGGTATGACTACTACTTTAAGTTTCGCGCAAGCTCAAGGATATTTTACAACTTTAACTGAGTGTCGATTGCGTTGCCAATCTAATACTGCTGAAGTAGATAGATTATCTAGACAGGTTTTAGGAGGTCTTTCTCAAAGAGAATCAGGGGGTGGAATAATTTCAGACCCTACTCAAGTTAGAAATTATTTTAAATGTGTAAACAATGCTTGTATATCCACTATTGCAACTCCTACACAAGCTCAAGGACCAGAATATCATTTAACTTTCCAATCATGTAGAAATTATTGTAATAATGATGGACCTGTAAATTCAACTTCTGTTGGAGCGGGTATTCAAACAGAGCCTGTAATTTTAGATGATGGTGGGGCAGATGATAATGGACCTATTTTTAATGAAAGATTACCAGACGCGGATACTGTCGGTGAAGTTATTTTTACAGGAAATAATAATCCTTCAAATCAAAACCCTGCTGATATAAATGTTGGAACTAGACCATTCTATGAATTACCAGAAAATGCTGGCGCTGGAGTAGTTAATCTAGACCCCGCAGTTGCAGTTTATGTACCCCCAACTACAGACTACAACGAAGCAGTTGTTTATAATTTTAAACTAACTAATTTATTTTCTAACACAATTCACGAATCTATTGCTTATTATTTAGATAAAAATAATACATCTGAAGATTGGAGATCTTATTACTCTTCGGATTTAACAATTTATAATATAGAAAAAAGCTTAAAACCAAGTGTAATAAGAATATTTGAAAACATTACGGATCAGTTAGGTAATTTAATAGGTAAGGATTATTTCTTAGATGTGATTCGTAGGAAGTTAATTAATGGAACCATAGAAACTTTTGATATTTCTTATTATAGAAAGTTAGCTGAGAATCGAACTGCAAAAACAATTGTACCTGAAAAAACTCAAGATCAAGTAGCAAATACTTTAAAAGCTTTTGCATATTTAGAAAATAATTTAATTCCTCTAGATGAAACTAAATCAACAGGAAGAACTGCTAAAATAACTCCACTGATAAAAGTTCTAGCAAGTGATTTAGAAAAATCATTAACAGTAGAGGTTGATGGTCAACCTAGAAAATATTATATTAATGATGATGATATTGTAATTGGTAGAGCAAATTTAAAAATTTCCGATGGAGATTATATTGAAGTTGGTCTTGGCGTAAATCAAAGAAGAATTTATTTAGATACAGAAAAGGATCATGCTTATTTAATTCGTGATATAGATAAGATGATTGCTTTAGAATTATTGAATGGTGATTCTTCTATAATTTTAACAGTATCCTCACCTTACACATCTAACTTAGAATATAATTATTCTTTAAGTGGTGAAAGGGAAAATGTTTATTTCTTAAAATTAAAAACAGAGACTGTAGAAACAATTAGAACGACTGAATATATTGATACTACAAAAGCCAGATATGATCTTTGCTCCATAAGTACTGAACAAGATTTAAGTGCTATTAATGAATATGTAAAATTTAAAGCAAATCATTACATGTTCCCAGTACACCCTGATGATGTTTTTATTGATTATGTAGTGTCATCTGGTCACATTTATTTACAGCAACAAGATATCCGATTTGACGGACATGCAAGAAAAACAAATAAAAATGTTCCATTACTAGTACGGCAATTACCTTGGTATATTTTATTATTCCCAACTAATAAGGAAGAGAATAATCCATTTGATATACAATCAGAACTTATTCAATTCCAAACTAACGGAACTAATATTAGAGAATTAATTTACGAACTAAGTATTGACAAGAGCGAATATGATGCCAATATTACGACTACAAAATTTGTGGATCTAACGACTACTTACCCTGATCCTAATGTCATAGGTGAATATGAGCTAGATGCAAGAAAAGTTATTTTTGATCCAAGTAGCACTTTCTTTAGGTCAGGTTATAAAGATGAAAATAAATCTACAGTTAGACCAAAAACACCACTAAGAAAAATTAAAGAAATTATAAGTGAATTAAATTCTAATTATGTTTTAGATAGAGGTTTAACAACCTTCGATGTTTTCTCTAGACTACCTTTTACAGACTTTAATAAATTTATATCATCTCCAGCTAATAAGACGATATTTGAAAGAATAAAATCTGGTGCTGTAGATAATATTCAAATATATGAAGTTACTAAATACTCTGGGGATGCTTATTTAAATAAAACTGCTTTATTAAAAAGAAGAGCAGCAGCAACTGAAGATTCTTACCCACAGCTTAGATCAATGAATAGTGGTCAATACATAGAACCGCCAACACAAACTGAGCCTGCTAAGATATTAACTTCAGCAATTAAACAAATAAAACCATTACAATAATATGCCTTTTTCTTTAATAGTCCAAACTGATCGAACTACCTGTGGGGCTGAACAACTGGTACAAAATCAAAATAATGTTTTTATAAGTGAAAAGTTAGTTGTAGTTGAAGGGGATGAAACTAAACCTCACCCGACTGCTACTTATCCTGCAATAATTAAAAATCCAAATAATATTAGTAAAGTATTTATTAATAATATTCCTATAGTAGTTGAAGAGGATGGATTACCCGAGCATGGGTCTTCACCTCATTCTGAATCAGATAGTTTATATACCAATAACGGGTTAAATGTAAAAGCATACTAAAAAAATAAAAAATTATATTATTTTAAAGAAGGATGCTACATAAGTTTAGAGCTTACATTTTTTAATGGAGATAAGCCATGCAACATATTAATTTAAATGATGATTTTCGTAATAAGCTCCTTGAGTCAGCCGCTTGGGGAAAAATTGGCCTAAATGTAAATGAGGGCAAGGCTGAAAAGGGCCAACAAAGCCTCAAAGAAGCTGTTGATGCTCAAGGTTACGAGCAAATCCAAGATTCAGAAGAGCAAGAAGTTGTTGAAGAAGGGGAAACTCATGTTTGCCCACTTTGCACTTCCCTCCTACCTGAAGCCATAGATGAAGAAAGAGTTCTAGAGCATTTACATATAATAGCTAATGTTTTAGATCGTCTTAGCAGCATCAATGAAAGTGAAGAAGATTTAGAATCAATCATAGCTGAATGTGTAAACGAAGTTCTTTTGGAATCAGAAGAGATGCTAGATGAGGATTCCGAAGAAGATTCAGACGATGAGATTTCGGATGATGAGTATGATGAAGAAGAGTCTGATGATGTAGTTGAAGAAGGCGATATGGGTGGATATGGATCCTCTACCCCAGCCGGAAAAAAAGCTAAGATGTCTAAGAAGCCTGCAAAAGGCAAAATGAAAATGCCTATGAAGGGCAAGAAGTCTTGCTGATTTTTAAGCAGTCAAGTATAAAAAACTTGGCTGCTATATAAATTTTTAGATTATTCTATGACTACTTTAAAACAATCTGGATTTAGCATAGGTTCTTTTGCGGAGCAGTTGATAATGAATGAAATGACTACTCCGCAAAAAGCTAAAAAGTTTGTAACTAAAACTCCTGAAGTTGAAAAGCAACTCGATATTTCTGAAACGGTAGTTCCAGAAGAGTTTATGTCCCAAGTATTAGGAAAAAAAATACAAACAAAAAAACCAGATATTAAACCTAAACAAAGCATAGTAGAAAACAAACAACAAGTAAATTTAATAACTGAAGAAAAAGCAGATAAATTAATTACTTTATTAGAAGATGTTAAACAACTTCTTGAAATGACTACTGGTGGATGTTGTGGATGTTCAATGAGTGGACCTAAAGTAGCAGAGCCATCTGGAAGAAATAAAAAATCTTCAGATGCTGTTTTAATTTTTGCTCAAAAATTAAAGAAATTTAAAGGTAAGAAATGAATTTAGTTGAAATTCTAGATGAAATAAAAATGATATTTGAAGCCCGTGGATCAGAGGCGGGTAGATCTTATTATACATCTAGGGAAGGTACTAAAAAAGAAAAACACTTACCAACAAAAGCTAGAGTTACTACTTATGGGAGTATAAAACAAGCTTTAGACCAAGCTAATTATGGAGACATTTTTAGTACTAAAGCTGCAAATAGATTATATGTAGTATCTAAGGGAAAATGGGGTGCTAAGAGTGGTCGAGGTAAAATCGCAAAAGGGTTTAGTCCCGGAAGTTCCACACCTGATTCTAGTTTTAATTCAATAAAAAAACATTCTGTACGAACAAAATTAAGATATGGTGAAGGAAATAAAAAATTAGCTTCTAAATATGGAAGTAGAAGTTTGAAAAAGAAATTCGGAGTAAAATAATATGCTATTAACTGATGTATTTTTAATTGAGAGATTACAAATAATAAACGAAGGTTCTGAAGGGAAGACCATGCGCGTTCGTGGGGTATTCCAAAGGGCTGAAGAATCTAATAGCAATGGTAGAATTTATCCCCAAAATGTTTTAAATAAACAACTAGATAAACTTCAACCTTTGATTGAAGGCAGAAGACTTTGTGGAGAATTAGACCACCCTACTAATGATACTGTTAAGTTATCTAATGCATCACACCTAATAACCAAGCTAGAAATGAAGGGTAATGAGGTTATTGGAGAAGCAGAAATTTTAAATACTCCTGCTGGTCTTACTGCTAGAGCCTTAATTAATGGTGGTGTAAAAATAGGTATATCATCGAGAGGAATGGGGACTTTATCAGAAAACTCAGAAGGTAAGAAGATAGTCAATGAAGACTTTAATTTAATTACATTTGATTTGGTTGCTGACCCTTCAACACGAGGAGCCTATCCAGAATTAACTGAATCAAAGAAATCTAAGTTTATAAATGAATCTAAACAAAAGTTAGAAAAAGAATCTAATTTAGTAAAGATTCTTAAAGCAAGATTTGATGAAGCTTACTCACAATATAATGAAGCAAAACTGATTGGTAAACAAAAAAACTTAGATGTTGATCGTGATGGTCAAATTGAAGGTTCTGATTTAGCTATGCTAAGAAAGAGAAAAGGTAAAAAATCTATTAAAGGTAAGGGCAAGAAGCAAGCTAAAACAAATCTAAAAAAGATGCAAAAGTTAGCTTTTTTAAAAAAAAAATTAAGTGAAGAAAATGAGAATATTGATGAAGCTTTTGAAAGCTTAAAAGGTAGAGTCAAGCGTGCAGGGCAAGCATTTTTTGCAGACCCTCCTGCTGGAGCACCAGCAGCAGCACCAGCAGCCACAGCAGTAGCACCTAAAAAACCCGGATTATTTGGTAAAATAGGGCAGAGTCTAGGAGGTATTTATGGTGCAGCTAAAAAAGGTTTTGACGCTGGATATGCAGGAAAACCTATATTTGATACTCCCCGTCCTACCCCAACACCTACCCCAGAAGCACCCCCAACACCTACCCCAGAAGCACCCCCAACACCTAAAGAAACTTTTGACAAGGGTGGAAATCAAAGAACTTTAGGGGGGGCGTTAGCAACGATTAGAGCCGCTAGAGGAGCCTCTTATAACAGGAAGTTAAAAAATCCAAAAATAAAAGGAGCCTCTAGAGATGCTATGGATGCTAAGGCAACCCGAATAGCATCTGGATTAGCAGGAATGGGAAGAGGGTTGTCATCTAGACAGGCAGGATTAGAGGATCAAGGTACAAGAGATGAATTGGCTGTCATATTGAAGGCAGACCGCGCACGCATGAAAGCCGAAAAAGAAGCTGCAATGAAGGCAAAAATGGAAACTTCATCTAAGGCTTACATAGGTATAGGAAAATTAATAGCAGAAAGTGGGGCCTTTAATAACTTAGTTAACCGTCTAAAAAGAAGACTTTAAAATTTGAAAAGTATTTATTAAACCGGAGTTAATACTAACTAATACATTTTTTAAAAAAAATTAAAAAATTATAACATAGATAGTATCTATTTAAAGCTAGGAGCATTTTCCATGGATAAAAAGTTAACAAATATAGCAGAGATTTTACCTGAAGGATTAGATGAATCCACAGTAGAAAAAATATTTACCCTAGTTGATTCAGTAATAAATGAACAAGTTGAATCTAAAATTAGTTTATTAGAAGCAAAAGTTAATGCTTTCTTAAGAACAAAAATAGATCAATTAAAGGAACAAGCTATTACTGAGTTAGCAGAAGAAAACGAAGTTTTCAGAAACGCAAAACTATTTGAATCCGTTAGAACTTTGATGACTCTAGAACTTTCTGAAGAAGATGAAAAGAGCGTTGTTAATGAGATAAAAGAGCAATCCTCCGAACTACAAGAGGAAGTTGATGTTCTATCTGAGCAAATTAACAAGCTAGTTCTAGAGAATGAAAAATTACAAAATACAATTAAAGTTCTATCTAGCAAAGTAAACCTTTCCGAGCAAAAGACGAGAAAGCTTGAAAAGGACAGAATGAGATTGGTTGAAAATGTGAGAAATTTAGAAGCCTCTAGAGATGAAGAATTTGTTTCTTCTGAGAAGGCTGTAATTATTTCTGAATCAGAAAAACCAGTCTCTATTAGAGAACAGGTAGGTAACCCGTTCTTATCCCCAGAGGCTATGAAATTAATGCCTTTTTCTCGTTGATTAGGATTTAAAAAATGGACTCAATGTATATTCATGATGAAAAATTAACGCAGAAGTGGGGGCCTGTACTTGAAGGCATTAATAACGACTACGACCGTAGAGTAACAGCCCAACTTCTAGAAAATCAAGCTAAAGCTATAGTAGAAGATAAACTTCGTGAAGAAATTTCAACAGGAGCCACCACAACTGGTCACCTAGGAACCTTCGCTAAGTTTGCTTTCCCACTCGTAAGAAGAGTGTTCCCTGAGCTGATTGCTAAGAACTTCGTGGGCGTTCAGCCAATGCAAGCTCCAGTCAGCCAAGTATTCTACTTAGGTCACAGCCGTAAGTATGGTACAAATGAAGCTCAGACTGTTTACAGCAAGTTTAACATGACCTACCGTGGTTTGACCTCAAACCCAATCGGTTCAGCTTCTGGTACAGATGCTGGTACATTCTATACAGGATCAACTGCTGGAACAGGCACTGGCCTTGATGGTGATGTTGCTGTAACTGGTTTCGACCTATCAAATGTGTTACAAACAAACTCACTTTCAGCAATTTATGGTAATGGTGCTCCTTCAGGCACAATGGGCGGCAAGATTGCTGCATTCCCAAATGCATCCGCAACTTACGGATGGGTAATGAGTGCAGGTGAGCGTCTAAATGGTACAGGTATTCCTGAACTAACCATGCACATTGAACAAGAGGCTGTCATTGCTCGTACTCGTAAGATGCGTGCATTGTGGACTCTTGAAGCATCACAAGACCTCAAGGCTTACCACAACCTAGATCTTGAAAGAGAATTAACTGATCTTCTTTCAAAAGAACTACAGTTGGAAATAGACCGTGAGCTAATCGAAGATTTGCGTATGATTGCTTATGGATTTAACCGTAATGATGCAACTTCTGGACTAGGTGGTGTTTCATTACAAAATATGGATAGCAGCTATCTAAACTTTGGTACTTTTGATGGTCTTGCTAACAAAGATACTGGTGCAACAGGAACTTTTGTTCCCGGACAGTTTACATATGATTTCCCTGTATTGAATGCTACGGCCACAGCTAATCAGTTTGGTGCATTACCAAGCAACAGAAATGTTTTTGTAGTAGACTTTGGTGCTTTCACTGGCACACTTAATCCCCGTCACCTCGGAGAAGTTTATGCAAACCTCTTGGCAGTAATTAACTTTGCTGCTCAAGATATCTACAAGACTACAATGCGTGGTCCCGGTAGCTGGTTGCTAACTTCACCTGTTGTTGCATCATTACTTGAGAGTGCTGCTAAGTTGGAAGGTGGAATTGCTAGAGAAGATGGTCCTACCAATATCACCAATAACTCAATTCAATTTAGAGGCAAGTTCATGGGTCGTTACGATCTCTATGTAGATCCAATGTTCCCAGATGACGAGATAATGGTTGGTTATAAGGGTTCAAACGCCATGGATGCTGGTTACATCTATGCTCCTTACATCCCACTACAACAGTTGCCAACAGTAACTGATCCTGATAGCTTCCAACCAAGAAAGGGTATCCTCACCCGTTATGGTAAGGTTGCTATCGAGCCTAACACAAGATTCTACCGTGTAATTAGAATCGTAGGCCCCTCACTCAACTTCCTTACTTACCCCTTCGTTGCGGTAACTAAGAAGTGGGGTAATGCTCTCTGATTTAAATAACTAAATTAAAAGAGGCAAGGAAATAAAACTCCTTGCCTCTTTTTTCTTACCTATATATATTAGGGAGTTTTATGTTTAAATATAGATCTAAATGTAAATGGAATCAATTATTAAGTATAAATAATAAAATAGTTGAAATTAGACCGGGAGAATTTTTTGAAGCTTCTCATCAAGTGGATTCACCTTTTATAGAATTAATTTTAGAGCCTAAAATAAACATAGACTTAAAAAAGAAAAGAGTTGTAGAAGATGTCAACACCAGTGATAGCCAAGCCAAAGATATTGGGTTACGGTGATTCTTTTGGAACCTATGGAGGTAGGTTACTAACAGATACTATAACCAATGGCGAAATAAAAACTGAAGAACTTAATACAGGACTTCTACAAGATGGTGTTGAATTTAATAGATTTGAATTATCTATAAGAGATTACATCTTAGCTAGATTAGGGCATCCTGTTGTAAGAGTAGAGTTAAGTTCTTTTCAATTAAAAAGTTCCATAGAAGAATCTATAAATAAGTTTTCTTACCATGCACCTTTTTGGAACAGGCAGTTTGCAGCATTTGAGGCATCTGCTGGAATAAATCAATACATCCTTCCTCCACACATAGCACATAATCTAACTTATGTTGTTCATAGAAAAACATTACTAACACTACAACAAGCAACACATGATTTGGAATTTGATTTTTTTATAAAATATTTCCAAGATAATTTTATTTATGGTGATTTTAGAATCGGAGATTTTTATTTGATGCAATCACACTTAGAACTAGCAAAAAAAGTTTTAGGTCAAGAAGGTGCATTTGATTTAATAAACGGTAATCTATTGCAAATATATCCTGCTCCAGTAATAAATGGAGAAAAAGTTATTTTAGAGTTTAGAGCAATTGATACAAACACAATACACCCTGCGTATAGAAATTGGATACAAAAATATGCATTAGCAATAGCCAAAGGTATACTTGGGGAAATAAGAGGAAAGTATAACTCAATTCCATCTCCCGGTGGAGGAGCTAATTTGAATGGTACTGCTTTGTTACAAGCAAGCCAACAAGAAAAACAAACTTTGGAAGAAGAACTTCGTAGCGAATTCGAAGAACCCCCAACATTTACAGTATGGTGATATATGCCTTTAAAATCAGGATCAAGTAAAAAAGTAGTTAGTAGTAACATCAAAGAGATGATGAAAAAATATAAGAAGAAAGGAACTATTGGTACAAGCAAACCTGCAAGCTCTAAGAAAGCTCAGAAGCAAGCTGTAGCAATAGCTTTATCTAAAGCCAGAGAATCAGTTGAGTTAGCAGGGAAGTTGCTAAATGAGGAAAATGAAGTAAGTCCATTTTGGAAAGAAGTAAGAAAAGCTGCGATGGGTCCAAAAGGTGAAAAACCAAAACCAAAAGATTTGCCCAGACCAAAACCTCCAATAACGAGTCGCTCCCCAAAAGAAGGTGGGCCTGTTTTAGGTCCTAAAGGTCCTTTTGGAAAAAAGAAATCTAGACAAGATTCATCAACAGAATATTACGGAACTCAACTAATAGAAAAACTTTGTGCTAAAGGTAAGGCTGCTGCTAAACGCAAGTTTGATGTTTACCCTTCTGCATACGCAAACATGTACGCTTCAGCAGTTTGCTCGGGGAAGGTTAAACCCGGGGGTAAGAAAAAATGAATATAAATGAAGACTTGAGAAAATGGGTTGCTGAAAAATGGGTTGACATTGGAGCACCAAAAAAAGGTGGCGGGTTCAAGCCATGCGGAAGGCAAGAGGGGGAGAAGCGTAAAGGGTATCCTAAATGCGTGCCTTTAGCAAAAGCACATTCCATGTCTAAAGGTCAAAGAAAATCAGCAGTAAAAAGAAAAAGAGCAGCGGGGAATACAGGTCCTAAACCAACAAATGTAGCAACTTTTGCAAAGGGAAAAAAGAAAATGAATGACTCAATTGAAATATATTCTAACTTTTTTATGCAGTTAATAGAAGGTACACCTGCTTGGCAAAGAAGCGAAGGAAAAAATCCAGAGGGTGGATTAAATAAAAAAGGAATAGCTTCCTACCGTGCTGCTAATCCGGGATCAAAACTTTCTATGGCTGTGACAACAAAACCTTCAAAATTAAAAAAAGGTTCTAAGTCTGCCAAGAGAAGGAAATCATTCTGTGCTCGAATGGGTGGAATGAAAAAAAGATTAACTTCTAGTAAAACTGCTAACGATCCTAACAGCAGAATAAATAAAGCATTAAGAAAGTGGAATTGTTAATAAATGACAAATAAAAAAGATAATTTTAAAATTACTACTAAACTCCCAGAACTTCCAGATATAGACTCGGAAGAATCGGAGTTAAGTTTATTTGATCAAAACAATCCAGATACCAACTTATTTAATTTAGTAGATGATGAATTAATCAAATTAGGTGGAAGTAAAATGCACTTCTACAAGTATAATCAATCAGTTGATTTTGATCCTGTTTATATGGAATCCAGAAATAAACCATTGTCAAAGATTCCAATACTAGTTCACGGCCATTACGAACCAGAAGCACTTAATGAAAATTTAACTAATTTTGGTGTAGAATTAAACAGTAATCAAATATTTACTTTTAATAAATCTTATATTGAAAGAAAATTAGGTAGATCAGTAATTCCCGGAGATGTAATTAAACCCTTGTTCCAAAATCAAAAGTATCAAATCTTCCAAGTAGTTGAAGATTCTTTTGAGGCTTATGGAGTTTATCACTTAGTTTGTAATGCTAAATTACTAAGGGATAATACTGAAACAGTTGATACACCTTTAAATAAAATTTCTGATCCATTAGGAGGTTACAGCCACGAATGAGTACTTCAGGAATTGAAATTATTTTACGCAATGAATCTATACTTGGACAAACTGAGATAGGTTCTTTAAGTAGTAGAAGTGATAGTTATTTAACTAGAGAATCTTATATTAGAAATGAGATACTAAAAATAACAAAAAAAGAATCGACCATATCAGGAATATACAAAGAATTATTAAGATCTATAATTAACTTTTTCTCTGACTTGGTTTGCATCAATGATGAAAATAATATAGTTAATGTTAAATGTATTTATGCAAATCCAGAAAGAGCCATAGCAAAAATACAACAAGAGAATAATATTATATTACCCATAGTTTCTGTATCGCAAGAAAAATCAGCCTTAGATAGTGCTAGATCTAGGTACAAAACCTTATTAATACATGAAACTAAGTATGACCCTGTAAAAAATAGAGCGATTCGTATATTAAGTTTAGCCCCAGTTCCAGTAGAAATAACTTACAATGTTAATGTTTGGTGTAAGTATAAATCAGACTTAGATCAAATAGTAGAACAAATTAGATTAAAATTTAATCCAGATGCTGATTTAAGTATTCCCGGGCATAATTTAGTAAAGGCTTATTTAGGTGAGGATGGTTCTACTGCTCAAGATTTACAAGCAGAAGATAAAGATGATAGGATAATAAAAAGAAGTTATACAGTAACAGTATCGACATATTTAAATAATCCTAAGTTTATTTTAACCTCAAATGGAGCTATAGAAAGATTAAATTTAGAATTTTAAAAAAATATTTCTAAAAATAATTTGTATTAGAGTACATAATCAGGAGAGTTAATTATGAAACTAGTAAAAAACACAAGCTTGCAATCATTTACCATATTCTTCTCAACCGAAAAAGGTTGTGATGAAAGATGGTTAAAACCCGGAGAAGGTGTAGTTGTTCCTGACCATTACATCACCGAACAAGTATTAAATTTAGCAAAAAAAAGAATACTCAAAATAGTTAACGCTTGATAGGAGATAATTATGCCAAACTTTGTTAGCCCCGGTGTATATGTCATAGAAAAAGATCTTTCAGAGTACACGCCATCTCTGAATAGTTCCGTAGTTGGTGTTGTTGGATTCGCCTCCAAAGGACCAGTAAACGAAGCTACATTAATAACAAGCCAGAATCAATTAATAGACACTTTCGGTCCTCCAAGTGAAGACATTTATGGACAAGGATTAGAAGGCTCATTAGAAATACTGGAGACAACAAACTCAATGTATTTCGTTAGAGCAGCAGCAACTTCAGCAGTGGAAGCTTCTGCCGCAGTTACTTTTGGAGCTTGCCCAGCCGTAATTGTTTCTGGTAATCAATATGGATTAACACAAAATATTTACTTGGATATTCAAGTAAAAAATAATGCTGGTATAGAACAATTTGCTTCTGCTAAACAATTTAATATACCATCAGGCACTTTAACTGCTGGAGATCCCGGTGCTTGCCAAGCTAGAGCATTAAAGAAAGTAATAGGTGGTTCTTTAGATGCGGACCCTGTTGGTGTTTTTGATAACAATTCAGATACTGGATTAGGATTATCTGGAGCTTTAGTTGGGTCTTTTGCAGGATCTGGAGCTTCTTTGAGTGTTACTTCTTGGACTTCTTCTGCAAGAACGACAGGGGCTGCGGTTCTATTCCCTGTTAGACACTCTACTGGATCAACTAGTTTCGGAGCATCTGGAGCTGGAGTATCATCCATAACTGTTTATGGTGCAACATTTGATGCGTTGACTGCTAGCGGATTAACTTACTTAGTTGAGACTTTATATCCCGGAGCAGGCTACAATGCAGGAACTACTGTTGATGGGGATACTAGCGGAAACTCAATTACCATTAGAGGTTTGGGTGCTGGTAACTTTGCTGTAGATATTAATGAGAATGGTGCTGTAGCTGAAAACTTTAAAGCATCACTATTTGCAAGTGGAGCATTCCTAGAAGATGTAATTAATACTGGGGCAACTAATGCTACATCTAAGTATATCCAAGGAAACTTGTATGCTGAAAATGGAGACATTGCAACGGTCACGAAACTCAATAACTTTGCAAGCCAAGTAAGTGGTTTGGTTGGCGCATCTTTTGATAATCTAAAAGGTACTCAACCCGGAGCATTTACAGGCGCTGCTTGCATAGAGTCTCGCTTCGTAAAAGCAGTAGAAGGTACTTACGATTTAGCTGGTGGTGATAATGGAATTCCAGAATCAACTGATGGTAAAGCAACAGTTCTCATTGGTGATGCTACCACAGAACCTAAGACTGGACTCTATGCTTTAGATGATGATTTACTAAACATCAGCATTGCTTTAATCCCCGGAGTCTATAATCAAAGCGTTCAAAATGCTCTCGTTACATTAGCTGAAACAAGCCAAAACTTCCTTGCGTTGGTTTCTCCTCCTTATGGAATAGGAACAGTGCAGGATGCCATAGATTGGTCTAATGGTAAATCTTCTAGCACTGCTGGATCAAGAACTGCTGCCATAAATAGTTCTTATGCAGCAATCTATTTCCCACATGTGAAAGTGTTCAGCACATTCGATGGTAAGGATCGTTGGTATGATCCAACAATCTTTGCTGCTAGACAAATGGCTTTCACTGATAGCGTATCAGAAACTTGGTTTGCTCCTGCCGGATTCGTCCGTGGAAGACTTACTAAACCCACTGATGTTGAAGTTAAACTCAACCAAGGTGATAGAGATACAATGTATAGTGGCGGAAATGTTATAAACCCTGTTGTCAACTTTGCTCAACAAGGTATAACAATCTTTGGTCAAAGAACAGCCCAAAGAGATCCTTCAGCCTTGGATAGAGTTAACATCAGAAGAATGATGATTTACATTAGAAAGGTTATCTTGGCTTCAACAAGAAGACTTGTATTCGAACCTAATGATGAGTTTACTTGGGCAAGAGTTGAAAGCTTACTCAATCCATTCTTCGCTGACATTGCTCAAAGAAGAGGTATTACACAATTCAAAGTTGTTTGCGACTCCACAACAAACACTCCAATAAGAATTGATAGAAATGAAATGTGGTGCAAGGTTTTAATTAAACCTACTAAGACTGCTGAAATCGTAGTCTTTGAACTTAACCTTACAAATCAATCAGCACAAATAGGTTGATAAGGAGATTATATGGCAACTTATTCTGACTACCGTGGCGCGATAAATGCAGAAAGCCCAACACCTTTAAAAATTTCTACTTCACTTGATGCAATAAGATCATATCAATTTGAAGTAGATTTTAGAAATATTCCTGCTCTAGGAGATTACAAGGAAGGCGATCTACAGATTGGTGTTAATAAAGTAACTGCTTATGGACCAAAAATAGACATGGTTGAAATCCATAGGGTAAATGATATTGTTAAATATCCCGGAAAGATGAAATTTGAAGGGTTATCAATTACATTCGATAATCAATTATTAATCCCACAATATGCTCATCTTTGGGAATATATCAAATCAGTCTTTAATCCATTAACTGGACAATACTACACTCCAGCGACTGGAGCTAGATCAATTGCTTCAATTAAAACTTCTAAGATAATAGTGCGTCAATTAAGTGGGCAAAATACTCCAATATCTGAAACAACCTTCTGGGGAGTATTTCCTATGGAGTATGCAATAGCAGAACAAAAATACTCTGAATCAAATACAGTCAATACCATAGATGTTAAGTTCTCCTTTGATACTATGGATATAAGAACTATCACAAAGCCTCAGTGAAATAAATAAATATTAAAAAAATACCCAATCTAAAATATTTTAGATTGGGTATTTTTCCTTAGAACTATAATATAATATGGATTACTTTAAACAATTACTAAATAGTTTTGATGATCTAAAAAAAAGGAAATTTAAATTAATTTATATCGAAGAGGCTGCTCAAATAAATCCACAGTTAAAAGTTAAAGCCGAAGATTATATTAATAGAGCAAAAGCAGCAGCTAGTGCAGAACCTCCAAATAATAAAGTATTAGTGCAAGAAATACCTGATTCTTATGTTTGGGTTGCTGTAGAAGGTAAGTCGGCGGGTAAAGTAGTTTTTAATGGATTTCCTGATTTTAGAAAAGGAAAAGGTATACCTGTAGAAGCTGCGGGTGCCGCAGGAGCTATGAACTTTGCTGAGTTTGCAAATTTATTAGGGGGACAATCACAAGGTTCTGAACAAGAGCAAGCATCACAAGAACAAGCCGCGCCTACTGAAGCATTGGTACAACAAGAACCTATTGTACCATTAATAAATGTAACACAAAATACCCTCCTTAATGCATTTAAAAAAATACAAAACTTTTGTAAAGAAAATCCTAATGCCCCAGTTTGTAATATTAAAAAATCAGGATTAGAAACTTCCACAGGAGAAAAATTTACTTCGTCTGCAAATACTGCGATATATGGAAGATTACAGCGTGCAACAAAAGTAACATTTAATACTGAAATAAATGGTTATGTAAAAGACAAATTAGAGGATGCAAATGTTGATATTGCAGCAGATGCTTACGATCTGTTAGTGGATACTGCTATAAAAAATAAAGATTCTTCGTGTGAATCTTTCCAATCCTCTATTTTTTATGTGGCTGGAGCAGAACCTCATCTTTTGCTTAAATCTAGTTCTGGAGAAAATTCCGAGGGGGTTGTTTTAAAAATAGGTCAGTATGAAAAACAACTTATAGAAATGGCAAAGCAAAATTGTAAAAAAATAAATAGGGTAAAATTAGAAACTATTTATAGCGGAGCAAAAAGCCAAGTAAAAGGTGCTTTGTCTGAGACTACAGTTGATTTTTATTATCTTTTAAAAAAATATAATTCAACATCAGATTTAAAAGAAAAAAGAAAAATTTCACAATTTGTAGCAGGTTATTTACAAGAAAAAATAGCTACAATAAAAACTATAGCAGATGAATTAGCATTGGTAGGTGAAGATCCTACTGATGTTGAATCTGCATTTATTAATGAAGTTTTTAAAAATGATTCATTAGTGGTTAATGATTTGGTTCAAGTGAAAAAATTTATAGCGAGAGAAATGTTATATCAATCAAGAGTAATAAATAGATTTTTTCCAAATGCATCATGTGCATACAATTCTTCTGATCCCGGTACAGCTAAAACAGGTGATCGTCCAGATAGACAATTTATTTATACTGATAAAAATGCTGCAATGGCAGACTTATCTAAACAGAAAAGAGGAACCCAAAAAGTTCAAGAAACAACTTTAGGAAATTTAAAACAAGCTGTGCAAGCTAGATGTGCTGGAGCTATGTCTTGTCAAGAACAAAAAGATTTTGAAGCAATGTTATCTTCTGGTGGATTGATAGATAAATCAAATAACACTAAATTATATTTAATTTCTTCTGGACTAAAAAGATATAAAGAACTAGATGAAATAACATTAGGATCAATTGCTAGTTTGGATAGAATGGATCAATTATTTACTCCTAATTATGGAGGAGATAATAGATTAGCAGAAGGATTCTTACAGTTAGTAGATCAAAAAATGGGGTTAGATCAAACATCTTATGATGCAGTTTTAGAAATACATAATGATTTAAAGACAACAAGAGAAGCTATTGAATCAACAATAACATCTAAGTATAACTTAACTACAGGAAAAAAACCAGACTTTGCGGATCCAAAACAAGTTTTAGAAAGAGTATCTCAAATATTAAAAGATAGAACATTAGAAACAAACACATCAGCTAAAGAAATAGTTAAGATGATTAAAAAAGCATCTAAATTAAAAAAAGATGAAACTGGAAAATATATAGATGAAAGTAATTTACTCGGTAGAATAGCAACAAAAATAAATAAATTTGATTTAATTAACAAATATCAAAAATTACTAACCTCTACTGATGCTAAAAAAAGAAAAGCTTGTGAAGATTATTTAATAAAACAAACATTAATTAGCGGTTCTACAATAGATGATAACATGTATCAAACAATTATTGCTGATGATGGGTCTACTTCTGTCATACGGCATAATGAAATTTTTGATTTATTATTAGAAGCTAGAAAGGCTGGAAATTTAAAAATTGAAGTAACTGGAACAGGAGCTAAATTTTTATTTGCTGGAATGTACTTGGATTTAAATATTGGAACTAATAAAAATAGCATAGGATTAACATCTAAAATAAAGAAACAAGTAATTTCACAACTAAATCAAACACCAGATATAAATTCTATCCCAATGACAGAAAATATAGAAAAAGAATTAATGTTATTTAAAGAATTTTTTAAGATACAAAATCAATTATTTAAACTAGTTAATAAATAAAGAATCATTTAATTCTAGTATTTGATCAAGTATATTTATTTCATATTCCTCAAACCCTATAGTATTATAGAGTTTGGGGAATATGTTTTTTCTAGAAATAATTATTATTGGTTGCCTATCTTGCTGAAAAATAATTATAAAATCTTTTTTTGCTCTAACTGAATCTCTTTCAGCTTTCGTTATAAAATCCCACACTTCAGAACTCTTATTAAATAGACTGTAAATATTTGCTTTGTTATAGCCTTTTTTACATTCTATAATAAATTTAAAGTTTAATGGAGTTATAAGATCCCCAAACATTTTCATATGATCTGGAAGATTATGCATTGTAGCAAATGCCCCAGATCCGGGAGTTCTTGCAAACTCTGTTGTATTAAATTTATTATTTAGCAAAGAACAAACTTTTCTTTCAAAAGAGTTTCCTTTAGAACGACTATTAAGTCTTTTCTTTTTGGACAATTGCGATTTAAAAACATTAGGATCGAAAGAATCTTGTAACATATGATACCTCTGAACTATAATAGTAGTGTTAGCGACAGTGAAATGTCCACTGATGCAAAAATAAATGAAACCCAAAACTCCAATTTTGATTTTTCAAGATGGAAAATACGGCACCAAAGCCGAAGAGATGGTAATAACATGAGACTGATTATTAATTTGGACAAGGATCAATCCCTTGCATTCAAAAACTTTTCTAAGATTGTAAAACCTCAAGAAATATCTGATGATGATTTTTTAAAGACTATCTTCCTTACAGGGGTTGAAACCATGAATGATAAGTTAACTCAGATTATAAAACAATATGCAAAAGATAATAAAGCTGAGTTAGAAGCCTCTGGAATCTCCGTAATCGAAGGAGATGATGGTGATGTTAAGCTCCAAGAAACTCCAAACGAATGATCTTAGTATGTTTAAGCTAACTTTTCTGAGTAAGGAAAACGATCTTAATAAAATTCTCAGAAACCAAAAAAAGAACAAGGATACCATAAATCTTTTGTTTATATCACTTTGGGATAAGCATTGTAATATCCTAGTAGATAAACTAAAAGAAAAGTATAAGGATGACTTAGGTGAAGAGGTATTTGTTATTGACAGCTTTCATATGCCGCATAGCTTTGTAATTTATGAAGTTGTCAAAACACCTCAATTGGTAGTTGTTGGAAAAGATAAAACTTATTTAGAGAAATACTTACCTAAAATTTATGAATACTTCAATCTTGATTGAGGGTATCATTTTTAGACTCTAAATAATTTTTAATTTTAGAATCATATCGCTTATTTTTTGTATACAACAGCTTTAAATTATGAACGATTATTGTCGTGAAATAATTGAAAGCTGTTCCTTTTTTGTTATTAAAATTTGGGAGAGTTTTTAATATTAGAACAAAGCAATCTTGCTTTGCATCATCTTTATCTAGTTTAAATTTAAAAGACTCTATTATATTATTAATTAACAGATCAAAATTTGCCATTAACTCATCTTCATATTTTTTAGGATTCTTTTTATAATCTCTAATTAATTTTTCAAATTCTTTATTATTTATGTAATTCTTTTCGCTCATAGGCTATTATATTTATATGGACCTAGAAAAGCTTTATAAGGGTTTGGAGGTTGCTCCAGACAATCCTTTGTGTAGCGGGTGCGTAATTCTCACAAAGACAAAGCCATGCTATGCAGTTCTGGATTATGAACAACAGGACCAGTGTGATGTACTATTCCTCTCAGATTCATTAAAGTCTAGATTTGGAAAGACTTATGCATTTACTGACTCTGAAGAGGAAATAATCAAGGAAGTTTTTAAACATCCTTTTGCGATGGCAGCATCTGTTAAATGCCCATCTGTCAAAGATGGGGATATGAATCCTGCTAGTTTAAATGCATGCCGCAATCATTTAAATGCTACGATAGATAAAATTAAACCAAAGCTTGTTTTTGCGTGTGGAAATCTAGCTATGAAGATGTTACTTAAAAAGAGTGGCATTACAGATAAGCGTGGGAACTCTTATGATTTTGAGTCCCCTAATGGACACAAGTGTGTAGTAGTCCCTGTTTTGCACCCTTATGCAATCATCCAAGAACCTAGACACAAGCCTGTATTTGAGAGTGATATCCTTAATGGATATAACAAACATATTCTAGGCAAGGTCAAACAGACTAAGATGGACTATGAATTGATTAAATCTATAAAGGATTTGACCAATTTTGCATACTGGTTGAAGACTTATCAAAAGCCAATTGCTTTGGATATAGAAACCACGGGTCTAAATTTTCTTAAAGACAAAATCATGACCATTGCAATTGTGACTGATGAGAGATCAGCAGTCGTACCTATTTATCATAAGGAGTTTGATTGGACCTCTGTAGACGATTACACTGATCACGCAGAAGTATTTGATTTAGTTAGATATGGACTCAATAATAATGCTATCAAGGTTTTGCATAATGCTAAATTTGATCTTAAGTTTTTGAATCGTCATGGCGTAACTATCAATAAGGTAGCGGATACTAAAATGATGTCGCACATGGTCAATGAAGAAGGAAAAAACGCACTAAAAGATTTGGTGAAACAGTACTTCCCTGAATACTTGGAGAAACTATAATGCTTGGTATTCAAAACCCAAATAAATTTGATTGGGAAAATATTTCATTGTCAGCCTGTGCCAATGGAAATTACTCAGATGCATACTACACTCTTCAAATCTATCATATCTTATATGAAAAAATGAAAGAGTTAAATATGGTCAATTTGTTTGATAATATTATTGGTCCTTCAATTAAAGAATTTGCAGAGATTGAAGGAGCAGGCATTTTAGTATCAGAGCAAAAGCTGTCTGAAGTAGGTAAAGTTTTACGAGATGCAAACATAGAAGCTGAAGATTTTCTCTATTCCTGTAAAGGTGTGCAAAAAACAGATAATCTATCCTCTAATAATAATCTAATAGAGATTTTGTACACTAGGGAGAATGCTTTAGAACTTTATCCACCGGACAAAACAACTAAAGGGTCTCCCTCTGTTTCAGCCCCTACACTAAACCTGTTGTTGGAATACATTAATCAGGAGTTAGAATCCCGTGTCAAAGTGGAAAAATCGTGAAGAACATAAGGATATTGCCAAATCGGTTATATCCAGTAAGAGTGTTGAAGAACTGCGTGATGCAAAGAAGTTCATTGAAGGATTGCTAGAACTTCGTAAGTCTGAAAAGCTAGAGAAGACTTATATCCAAGGAACAAAAGCTGCCATTGAATACAATGGGATAAATAAAGTTTTTGTTGATTTTAGATTTGATGGAACTGCTACAGGCCGTCTATCTTGTGCAGCCTATTCTGCTAAAGAAGATATGGGAGTATCCTTCCATACTCTGCCTAGAGACACCAAGCACAATATTAGATCTATCTTCGTAGCACCTAAGGATTGGGCTTTTATAACCGTGGACTACTCAGCCATGGAACTAAGAGTCTTGGCTCACATTGCCAAAGAGAAGATTATGCAAAAGGCATTCTTAGAAGGTGCTGATCTGCATACTTATACTGCGGAACTCCTGTTTAATAAAAAGAATATTTCTAAGGAAGAACGGCAGATTGCAAAAACTGTATCATTCTTGATTGTATATGGAGGCGGAGCCTTCAACCTGTCTGAGACTATGGGAATCCCTTTAAAGAGGGCTGAGAAAATCATTGATAACTACAGAAAGGTTTACCCCGGAATCTTCTCATACATGGAGTTTGTCAATAGATTTATCCGGGAGAATCATTACGCATATACGATTTTTGGAAGAAGAAGAAATTTACCTGATGTTAGATCAGAAGATCAAACTGTAGTAAACAGGGCACTTCGTCAAGGTTTAAATTTTACAATTCAAAGTACTGCATCAGATATTTTATTGTGCGGGTTACTAGGTTGTTGTAGAGAGTTTAGCCAAAAAGGTTTGCAAGCTAGACCCTGTGCTTCTGTGCATGACAGTTTAGAAGTAATCTGTCCTCCTCACGAGGTCAGAAAAGTATTGGAGATTATCTACGAACAATTAGTAAATACGCCTCTAATAAAGAAGGTATTTAATTTGGAATTTTCTGTTCCATTAAAAATTGATGCTGAAGTAGGTAGATCATTTGGTGATGGGAAGGAAGTCCATTTTAATAATGGTGTACCTGAGAATGTTCCTGAACTTTTAGAGTATATAAAATGATAATAGATTGTTTAGATAAAGGCTATGTTCAAAGTATTTCACAATATGAAAATGGGGATTTACTCGTTGTTAATGCGGCGAGATGTTCATTTGATAAAGAACATGATATTTTTGATGAAGCAAAAGATACTAAACTTATACATTATCTTGCACAACACGGGCATCTTTTACCATTTAGACATCCCCACGCAACTTTCAGGATACACTGCCCTATTTTTGTCCTTAGGCAATTAGGTAAGCATCAAGTAGGTTTTAGTTGGTCGGAAGTTTCTAGACGATATATAAGTACAGAGCCTGAATTTTATTCTCCCAACGAGTGGAGATTAAAAGCTCCTAATGTTAAACAAGGTAGTTCTGAGGAAATATCAAATATTAGCGACTTATACAAACAAGATTCAGATTTTGTAAATAAAACAGCTTTACAATTTTATTCTCTTATGATAAAAGAGGGTGTTTGTGCTGAACAAGCTAGAATGATACTGCCTCAATCAATGTATACTACTACTGTTGTTACCGGAAGTTTGTTAGGATGGAATCATTTATATAAACAAAGAACTGATTCTCATGCTCAAAAAGAAACCCAAGAATATGCCAAAGCCATAGGAAGCATATTAGAGAAGTTTTATCCAGTAAGTTGGAAAGCTTTATGTGATGAAAAAAACACAGATAATCGGTGACATACATCTTGATGATAAATATAATGGATATTTAGATTTTCAAGTTGAATCAATAAAAAAGATAATAGATTGTGAAAATTCACAGGATATTATTTTTTTAGGAGATCTTTTTGAAAAAAGATCACCAAGTCCTAGAGTATTATTGGCCTTACAATCAATATTAGATTATATTCCTAGAGATAAAAAAGTTTATCTTTTAAGAGGTAATCATTGTTCACAAACAAAAGCTGATGATGGGTTGACAGCACTTTCATTGTTTGAGTATAAAAGAAATGTTACTGTAATAAAGCATACTAGGTCTATCAATGGCTATACCTTCATCCCTCATTACGAAAATGAAAGAACTATTATCGACGATCTTGGAAGGGTTCCTGATTCTGATATCGTTTTGGGTCATTTTGGGTATAATGGTTGTCTTAACCCTATGGGGGACCCTGATTTTACTATTTCATTGGATATGTTTACCAATCCAACTTTTCTGGGACATATTCACCACTTCAAAGAAGCAGGGAATGTAGCTATAGTAGGGACTCCATATACTACATCTTTTCAAGAAGCTAATAAAGATAGTTTTTATGCTGTAGTAGATTCAAAAGGAAAGTATAAAATAAAACCAATTAATTTTGGTATTCGTCATTTAATTATGGATTTAAATTCTGTTGTTGAAAACAAGGAATTCATAGAAAATGATAATTACTTTACTTTGCTTAGAATAATGGTCAATACTTTAGATAAAGATCAAGATAATTTAAGAGAGGTTTTAGATCATATTAAACCTATGTATGTGGATGTAAAGTATAAACCAGTGGTTGATGAAAATAAACCTCAAAGTAGTTACAATCCAGAACAAATAATAACTAAAGTTGATGAAGCTTTGATAGAGGATTATATTAATAATACTAACACTACATTAAGTAAGCAAGAATTACTTGATGGCTTAAAAATAATAAATGAAAATCAATAGAATAGAAATAAAAAATTTTTACTCGATTAGAGATATCAAAATTAATTTTGATAACCATAGTGGGATAGTTTTAATCGAAGGAAAAAATAAAGACATTGGTGGCTCAAATGGTTCTGGTAAGAGTTCCATAATCGAGGCTGTTGTCTGGGGTATCTTTGGGAGAACCATCCGTAAATCTACAGAAGAAGCTCTAATCAATGTGTATGATAACAAGAATTGCTCCGTTGAGATAACGCTGAACAATAACATGATCATACGCAGGAGTAAAAAACCCACCTTTCTTAAGTTTTTTTTGGGAGAGGTTGATAAGACTCAAGAAAGTAGTTTAAAAACACAAGAGCTTATCGAATCAGTTTTAAACATAAATTATAAAACATTTTTAGCATCTACTGTTTTTGGGCAACACAATAATGTAGATTTTATTGATGCCACTCCAGAAGATAAACGATCAATAATAAAAAACTTTTTAAATTTAAATGAAATATTCGATAAAAGAGATTCTGTAAAGGATCTTAAATCGAAGTATAATACAGAAATAAAAACACTTGAGGCTTTAATTCAAGATTCTAAAATATCGTTAGAAAAATTAAACAAGCAAATTGAATCTGTAGAAGTAGGTAAGCAAGAATTTTTTCAGGAAAATAATATAACTGAAGAAAAATTAATTAAACTTAGCCTAGATGAGATCCTAAAAATAGAAGAGGATATTAAACTTCAAACTGCTATCTTACAAAATATTAATAATAAAGTTTTTACTGAAGAACGAGAATTAGATGATTATTTGAAGAAATTAAAATTCTATAAAGAAAATAAACCTAAAACATGTAAAGCTTGTGGAGTTTCATCTAAGCCTAATGTAACAGAAAAAGATATTTTACAGTTAGAAAAAAGTATAGAGGATGCAAAAGAGAGTTTAGATAGGCAGACAGAGAAAAAAGAAAAAATTGAAACTTACATAGGAGAATTAAAAGAAAAAATACCCATACCTTCCAGTAAGTATAAACTAATAGCAGAACTAAATGAATTACACTCTAGAAAAGAATATTTACAAATATCTAAATCTGAAATAGAGGAAAAGATTGATTTTTTAAATAATGATAAAGCTAAATTATTAAGAAATTTAGAGATAATGAAGTTTTGGGAAAAAGCTTTCTCGGAAACAGGATTAATAAAATACATTATTAGAAATATCCTTAACTTTTTTAATGGTAGAATTAACTATTATCTTTCTTATTTATCAAATGGAAAATTCTTTATTAAATTTGACGAAGAATTAAACGAGAAAATCTATACAAATCGAAAAGAGTTGTCTTTTATATCCTTATCTGGTGGTGAAAAGCGTAAAATAAGCCTAGCAGTAATGTTAGGATTACAAAGTTTACTCACTAATACTAAAAGAGATAGCACTAACTTAATGTTTTTGGATGAAGTTGGTGAAAATTTAGATCAGGATGGTTTAGATGGACTCTACATACTACTATCCGAACTAAAGAAAGATAAGACTTTATTTATAATAACACATAACAATTATCTAAAATCGTTAATAGATAATTGTAAAGTCTTAACAGTAACAAAACAAAACGGTGTATCGTATCTATCAAGGAGATCTTAATGATTACGCAATTAAATAAACTAGGTCAAGAAATTTTCGAAGCTCGCTATGCTTATCCCGGAGAGACTAAGTGGTCTGATAGAGCAAAAGCAATATCTAAAGTAATCGCTTCTGCTGAAAAAGACGATGAAAAGGAAAGGGTCGAGAGAGCCTTCTATGAAGCTATTGCATCTGGAGACTTCATTCCCGGAGGTAGAATTATTTACGGCTCAGGTAGAAGCCGTAGACAGAATCTGCTAAACTGTTTTGTCATCATACCAGAGGATAATGTTGATTCAATTGGAAAAACTGTAATGGATATGTATCGTATATCCTGTGCAGGAGGAGGGGTTGGATTTAATGTTAGTAAAATTAGACCCCGTGGTGATGATATAGGAAATGTTGCTAATTCTGCCCCCGGAGCAGTTTCCGTCCTACAAATGATCAACGAAGTAGGAAACCATGTTCGTGCAGGAAAGAATCGTAGAACTGCTCTAATGGGTATTCTGAATGTAACTCATCCAGATATTCTTGAGTTCCTTCATGTTAAATTAGATCAAAAGCAATTAACTAATTTTAATATCTCAGTAGCTATTACTAATAGATTCTTAGAAGCTATTGAGTTTAATGAACCTTGGCATTTTACATTTAATAACAAGGAATATCATTGTTATGATGTAATTAGATTTAATACTGACCAGAACAGAAGAGAAAATATAACTGTTGTTGCTTTAAATGAGCAAGATGCAATTGCTCGTGCAAATAATTTCCATAAGCAACATTGGATGGATCAATTTGAGGTTGTTGGGAAGCAAGACTTCCGTGCTAGAGATTTATGGAATAAGATTTGGACTAACGCTGTTGAAAGCGGGGATCCGGGTATTTACAATATTGATCTAGCTAATAGTTATACTAATGTTTCTTACTTCGAAAAGTTGGATTCAACTAATCCATGTGGAGAAATTAGTTTACCTAGTTATGGTAATTGCTGCTTAGGTAATATTAACTTAAGCAATATGGTTACTGAAAACGGACAGGATGTAGATTGGAAGCGACTAGCAAAGACAATAAGAACAGGTGTTCGATTCTTGGATAATGTTCTTACTGTAAATTCATTCCCAACAGAAGAATGCAAGCAAGTAGGGGAGCGTTCTCGTAGAATCGGGTTGGGTGTAACAGGGTTACACTATATGCTAATCAAGCTCGGTATACGGTATGGATCAGAGAAATGCTTGGAGTTCCTAGAAAGACTATTCTCAACAATCCGTGACGAGGCTTATATGCAATCGGTATATCTAGCCAGAGACAAGGCTCCATTCCCTGCATTTGAATCTGGTCTATACTTAAGAGAAGAATTTGCCAAGACACTCCCAGCTAGAATCCGTATGTTAATCAAGAGATATGGTATTCGTAATGCTGTAATGCTTACAATACCACCTTGTGGTACAATTTCTATGTTGCATGGTGTATCAAGCGGAATCGAACCTATTTTTGCTGCCATGTATCATCGTCGTTGGAGACATGCGAATGTTTGGAAGGAAGAAGTTGTAGTGGACCCCTTGTTCCAAGAGTACTATAACCAAAATAAAAAGTTAGATGTATTCGTGGGTGCTTACGATGTAACTCCAGAAGAGCATATTAAAGTACAAGCTACAATTCAAAAGTATATTGATTCCTGCATAAGTAAAACAATTAACCTACCAGCATCAGCCAAGCCTGAAGATTTTAATCAATCTTCTTTGGAATATGCACAATACTTGAAGGGGTTAACTGTATATCGTGCAGGTTCTAAGGGGCAAGAACCACTAGCAGCAATCCCACTCACTACTGAAAATATTGAAAAATACATGAAAACTTCAGTAGAGACTGGCGTAGCTGATGGACAAGCGTGTTCTATGGTTGGAGGAGGCTGTGGTGCCTGATGCCTATCTACGAATACAACTGTGAAAATTGTATGATTATTTGGGAGTCAGAAGCTCGTATAGGCAAGGCTCCCAAAAAAATCAAATGTAAACAGTGCAAAGCTAAATGTGAAAGATATTTCTGTGAAATAAATTTTAGTTTTGGCGATGATGGTTGTGGTGGAGCAGCTAATAAAGGTGCTATGGATTTCTACACAGTAAAGCAAAGGTATCGTAAATTTGCTGCAAAGGGATTTGACAAGGATTCAGCTAATAAATTCTTAAAAAGATCCATAGCAGAGTCTGGGGAAAGACTTTCCCAAAAAGAAGGTAGATATAAACAAGTAAGTTTTAATTGGGAAAAAATGGCTAAAGATGGAGTAATTAAAAAGTTGTCTGATAAGGAGACTTCAGAAAAAATTGAAAGGTCAAGAAAAATAACCGAGGATATCTCTAATAGACATACTTCTGTAACCAAGAAGAAGAAGTGAAATGGCATACCAATTCAACGAGAACATTCAACGGGCAATACTTTATTTCCTCAAGTCCAACAACGATTTCTATCTACAAATCGTAGGACTTGTAAAACCTCAGTATTTTGAGTTTCCTAGTCACAGTAAGATTTTTACTGTAGTCCAGTCTTACTATGATAAATATCATACACTACCATCAGATGTATTTATCTTAGAAGATCTTAAGAAAGATCTTGGATCTAGAGAACATATCTCAGATTATGAAGATGAGTTAAATTATATTAACTCCTTGGATACTTCAACAATCAATAATTCAGAATATGTTGTTGATTTGATTGAATCGTTTGCCAAGAAAGAAGCTATGAAAGCTGCTATTGCAGAAAGCATCCTTCTAATCAAGGAGAACAAGGTTGAGCAGGTTGAGGAATTAGTAAGGAAGGCACTTCTAGTTGGTAAAACAGTAGATATTGGGCAAGATTATTTTACTGATTTTTCTGATCGCTGGACTAGAACTTTTAGTAAGGATAAAACATCGGTAAAATTTAGAACTGTATTCCCTTCAATAGATAAATCTTTGGAAGGCGGATTAGGTTCTAAGGAGCTAGCCATGGTTGTTGCACCCCCCGGAGTAGGCAAGTCTCTTTATCTAGTTAATCAAGGTGTTCAAGCTCTGATTGACGGCCACAATGTGCTCTATATTTCTCTTGAAATGAGTGAAGATAAGATTGCACAGAGGTTTGATTCAATCATGACTCTAGTCCCCCAAGCTAAGTTGAAAGATCCTAAGCATCAACTAACTGTAAAGGAACGATTGGATAAGTTTCAGACTGTGTTCAAAGGTAAATTGGTTATTAAAGAATACCCAACTTTGATGGCATCAGTCAATACAATTAGAAGTTTACTTGTTCAACTTAAGAATCATAATGATTTTGTCCCACAAATTATTATTATTGATTATCTTGAACTATTGCGTTCCACTAGAGATATTCAACATGAGTATCAAGCCCAGCAACGAATTGCAGAAGAACTTCGTGGTTTAGCCATGGAACAAGATATTTTAATTTGGACTGCGACACAAACTAACCGCCAAGGTAGAATGCGTAGTATTATCACGGATGTCGAGCTTGGAGATTCTTATGGTAAAATTCGCCCTTGTGATTTCTCCATGTCTTTAAACCAGACTGAAGAAGAATTTGATAATGGTATGATGAGAGTATATATTATGAAGTCTAGAAACGGGGTCCCTAGATTTACGGTTCCAGCTAAAGTAGACTATAACATTCTTCGAATGTCAGAGTGTGATGACCCTGTAAGGAGTATAGAAAATGAGTGATATTAACCCTAGAGAAATTTTCGTTAGAAGACAAACAAAAAGAAGTAGATTTTCAGTACAAAGATCTGGTATTTGGGGATTTGAAAACTATAATAATTATACAATTACAAATGTCATAGATGGTGTTTTTTATTATAAAATACCTTTTAAGTTTGGGGTACTTGATTCTGGACAGTTTAATCCAAATATTTTACAAAAAATTGGAGAGGCTGGAGATTATTTAAGTGTTGATCAACTAGGAAACCTAGATATTCTTACAGAAGCTAACTTTTTATTGAAAAATCCTAATTTAAATAAAAATAAATCTACTTGACTACTCTTATAAATTCATGACCGTACTATACAAAGCACTACAATGAGCCAAACTTTAGAAAAATCACTAGATAACTTTACTTGGGAAAACTACCACATTATTTCTGATAATGTGTTGAAGTTTGACGATGTTAGTGTAGACTCTGAACTATCGAAACAAGCGTCCACATACTCGTATTACCATGCGCTAATGGCACTAGCTAAGAAAAAGCTATCTGATGCCGAAACTGACCATGGTCAGTACATGGCAACGCTCCGTAAGAATGTTCGTATTGAGAATCCCTCTAAACTAACTGCCAAAGATCTTGATGATGCTGTACTGGCTGACGAAACCAACAAAGAACACCTAAACTTAATCAATGAGCTATCGTTCCGTTACGAGCTATTGAAGGGTTTGGTTAGGGCACTTGAGCAGAAGAAAGATATGCTGCAACAGGTGTCCGCAAACAAGCGTGAAGAAACTAAACTTTACAAATAACAGGAGAACTGAATATGGGTATTGATCTTAATGCGCTTCGTAAGAAGCACGAAGAACTTATGGGCAAGAACAAGGGTGGAGGAGGAGATGACTTCATCAAGAAGTTTTATCAGGTAAAGGATGGATCCAATACCATCCGTATCCTACCATCTAAGACAGAAGAAAAAGAATTCTATGCTGAGACTAAGATCCATAGAATTCCGATGGAAAATGGGCAAGTAAAGAATGTCCATTGTCGCAAGATCCATAACGAATCTTGCCCGTTGTGTGATCTTTATTACAGTCTTTGGAAGACTGCGAAGAAGGAAGATGAAGCTCTGGCACGGCTAATCAAGCCTCGTTCAAGATATTACATGAATATTCTGGATCGAGAGACTAACGATGTTAAGATTCTTTCCATCGGGATGATTCTCTTCCAGAAGATTGTTGGGGCCATGATTGATTCAGACTTTGGCGATATCACTGACATTGAGAAGGGTCATGATTTCAAGATTGTTAAGCATATGGAGGGTCAATGGCCCCGCTATGATCAGTCCCAGCCCCGTCCAAAGTCTTCACCTTTGGGAACAAAGGCTGAAATCGCAAAGGTTATGGATACACTCCACGATATCCATGGTCTAGTCAAGTTGGAAGAGTATGATGAGGTTAAGAGAATTGCTGAAACACTTGCCATTGGAGGTAAGTTGACCCCCTCTGAAAAAGATGCTCCCAACGAAGAATCTGAAGAAGAAGGTGGAGATTATATTTCTAAACTAAGGAGTTGATTAATGAAAAACTTTGTTATTGTTGGCTTGCTTGCTTTTGGGCTGTTTAGTTGTGCTGGCTTCACTTTTGGAAGTGGGCATACTGAACAACCTGTAGCACCCCTTGTTATTACAGAAACTAGTAATGTCACTGCTGAATCCTTGAAAAATCAGCAATCAGTAGTGATTCCAATAGAAACTCTAGGCGGTGATGTTGGGGATGCATTAAAGGGCGAGTTTGAACGGCGAGGTACTCAACCTGTTATTACTACAAAGGATCATCTAACAAATGCCGCAGGTGCTATGGTGGTTACTTTGGATGCTAATGCAACACAAGAGGTACTTTCACCGAATGTAATTAGTTTAATTGCAAATGTTTTTGGGTCAACGATTCCGGGATCAGCACCGTGGATGCAATTGCTGATCGTCATTCTACCCTTCCTATCCAGCCGCTTCCGCAAGCATACTGTAACGGCTGTTAGGAGAATTGTCCCCGGAGTTGAAGGTCCGAACCAAGACGGAAAGGTGCCTGATTTTGATGACTTGCGTGAGGCTGTGATTGACTTGACTAAGGCAGTCACTTTGGCACCTAAGGAATCTCAGGATGTTATCGTTAAGCAAAAAAATCAAGAAATAATGCATGATTGATTTAAATAACTGACTTTTATAAGAGCAGGGATTTACCCTCCCTGCTCTTATTTTTTTTATGAGTGATAAATTAAAAATATTGGTTTGCCCTGCTAATGAAGGCGGTTGTGCTTATTACAGGGCCATAGTTCCATATAAAAAACTTGCTGAATTATATCCTGATAAGGTAGAAGTTAGAATGAACTTTAACCCCTTGGGAGTTGATCCCAGTTCAGGACAATGGATACCTAATTGGCCCTTTGAGGATATGAAATGGGCTGATATAGTAATGGTTAGCAACCTGAGTAACTACGGTGGAAACTATACAGCTAGAATCGTAGGTAAGGCTAAAGAGTTTGGCAAGTTTGTACACTACGATACAGATGATCTATTAACTGATTTGTACAAAGGACATAGATTGTATGGTGTTTATCAAGAGCGAGGGTTAGGAGAAATAACTAAGTTTATATATCATCACTCAGATTTAGTCTCAGTAACTCAACAAAAGTTTGCTAGTAGAATAAAACCATTCTGTACAAAATACTTAGCGGTTATAAAGAATTCAATAGATTATAATCTTCCTTGCTGGAATATGCAAAGGGTTCTGTTGAAGAAGAACATTTGCCGTTTTGGTTGGGCAGGAGGGATTCACCATGAGCAGGATCTCCATGTATTTGCTGGTGTCCCTGCAATGGTTAATCAGCGTGTAGGCCCACAGAATTGCAGATGGGATTTTTATGGGCATCCTCCACCAGACACAAAGAAAGACGATTGGCAAGTATCTGTTTGGAAGAATTACAAAGCTAAGTTCCTAGGTAATATGAAGAGGGACACTAATTTTGGAATTCATTATGCATTACCTACAGATAGATATGGATCATTCTTTACTAATATGGATGTTGCATTAGCACCGTTAGAAATGAATGAGTTTAATGATTCCAAGTCTGAGATTAAGGTAGCAGAATGTGGAAGATATCAAATTCCTTTGGTAGCTTCTAATGTTGGGTGCTATGATGAATGGATAATAAATGGAGAGACTGGATACCTAATAGATCATGATGCACCTAAAACTGAATGGGTGCGTATATTGACTAAGATAGCTAAAGAAAGAGATCATCGAGAGGAGATGGGTAGAAGACTTTATAAGCTAACAGAAGAAAACTTTGATCTTAACAAAGTTGCTATAAATAGACTTAAGATCTATGAGCAACTATTGAGGAAACCCATACAGGTTCAAGCAGTATGAAAACTTTTAAACACTCAGGTGATTTGGGGGATATAATTTATTCGTTACCTACCATGAAAGATTTAGGTGGAGGTATACTTTACTTAGATGTTTTAGGTGGTGCAGACGATGAATATTGCAAATTACAATTAAAGTATCCTTGAGACGGAAAAACTAAATTTAACCAAAAAGGATTTGATTTTTTAGACTATGATTATATTGGTGCTCCATGGTTAGAAGTACCAATTAGTGATGATTGTAAAGTTGGAAATGGTGGATTTTCTCTAAGAAGTAAAAAATTATTAGAGGAAACTTCCTTACTTCATGAGGTTATAATGCAAAAAAATATCCCATTATTTAAAGTTTTTATGTCAGATTCCGCAGCAGCGGAAGTCACCAAAGTTTTGAACTCTGGCTTCATTGGACAAGGCCCAAAAGTTGAAGAGTTTGAGAAAGAACTGCGTTCTTATTTCAACCACGATTATGTTTTGACACTGAACGCAGGTACTTCTGTACTTCATTTAGCATTGCATCTTTTAAAAAAACCGACAGATTCTTGGTCTGGTTTAGAAGATGGTGATGAAGTTCTTGCTACCCCATTAACTTGCACGGCATCTAATTGGCCTATACTTGCAAATGGTTTGAAGATTAAATGGGTAGATATTGATCCAAAAACATTAAATATGGATTTGGATGATTTGGCTAGAAAAATATCTCCAAAAACAAAAGTAATAATGCTTGTACATTGGGGTGGGTATCCAAATGATTTAGATAAAATAAAGCAGATACAAGAAACCGCAAAAGCTATGTACGGTTTCAAGCCAGCAGTAATAGAAGATGGGGCACACTCATTTGGTTCAACTTATAAGGGTAAACCAATAGGCACTCATGGTAATCTAACCATATATTCTTTACAAGCTATTAAACATATTACTAGCGTAGATGGTGGATTACTATTGAGTCCTCATAGAGAATTACACAAAAGAGCAAAACTAACCAGATGGTATGGAATTGATAGAGATTCAGATAGAAAAGATTTTAGATGTGAAGCTGATATTGAGGAATGGGGATTTAAATTTCACATGAATGATGTGTGTGCTGCAATAGGTAAAGAAAACTTAAAGTATAGTAATAAAATAATTTCTAAGCATAAAGAAAATGCGAAATTTTATGATTCTAATTTGAATAACATTTCTGGATTAAGACTCTTGGAAAGACAACAAGGGTATGATTCTTCCTTCTGGATTTATAGCATACTTGTAGATAGACGAGATGATTTTTCTAGGTACATGAAGGAAAAGGGTATAATGACATCTCAGGTTCATGAAAGAAACGATAAGCATACTTGTGTGCGGCAATATAGATCTCAGTTACCTACCTTAGATCAAACAATAGGTAAACTATCAGCCTTGCCAGTCGGCTGGTGGGTATCCAACGAAGATACTGAATATGTTGTTGATTGTATTAAAAGAGGTTGGTAATGGTGAAGTGTTTAAAAATAATTTCTTGTTTTTTTGGGAAAAGAAGAAAATTTAATAATAATCCTACAACTCCAGAAGAGTGCCTAAAGTTTTTGAAAGAGTCAATTGAATTAGATATTAATCTAGATTCTGGAGAGCCTATGGATATTCTATTAATTAACAATAAAAATAACTTTTTAGAAGGAGATTCTTATGTTAATTCTTTAAAAGGGACAAAAACAAAAAATGGAATTATTAAAGTAGTAGTTAGAGAAAATGTTGGTGGATCTTTTGGATCTTTTTCTGATGGTTTCGATATGTGTAAACATGATTATGGTTACTTCCTATTCAATGAAGATGACATACGAATCTTGAAAGAAAATTACTTTTCTCAGTCGATAGAAAAATTAAATACAGACAAACAAATTGGATTTGTTGCTTTTGCTCCAATCCATAGGGGCAATCCAATCCATTCTGGTGGAGGATTTGGTATTACATCATCAAAAATTATAACATCTATTTTAGGAGATAGTAAAATAGCATATGAAAAATCGGTTGATTATTCTGCTCTACAAAGAAATGAAATAGAGTTTACAAATATGTACGATAGGGCTGGTTTAACGATTGTTAATTTAGATCAATATTGTACCTTGGCAAGTAATTATACTTTACACGCTTCTCAAAATAGACCACCGTATAACACAGAAATTCTTAGTGGGAAACCATTCTTATATAAAGTGGGCTTTTAATGAATAACAAGTATATCCCGATATGTGTCAATCCACCAGCAGCCTTGTATGGTGGATCTAATACAGAGCCTTTAGCATCTATGGGAATGTCTTGCTTTTTAGATCCTATGGGTGATAAATTTTGTGAAGGTGTATCTATCTTAGATTATGGATGCGGAGCAGGTATTTTAGCAAACCATATCAGTAAACAACTTAAAAATTTTACTTATTATGGTTTGGAACCTCAAAGTAAGCACGGAGAAGAACGCTTATCTCTAGCTAAACAATATATATCGGATCCTAGATGTAGTTTTGGTTTTATAGAACACGAATTAATTACTACATTAAAGAAAAAAATAGATTCGATTATCTTGATATCTGTTTTTACTCATCTGGAAGATCGAGATATAATTAATACTTTAGATTCTTTATGTAGAGTATTTGATCATAACCCTGAGTGTGATATAATATTTTCTTGTTTTTTAAGTACTGAAAAAAGATTAGTAAATTTTATGCCTCACATATGGTCAAGATTTTTTGGTGAAAGTTACATACCTATTTCAGTATTAGAAAATTACTGTAAAAATAAAAATTTAAGTTTAACTCATTGTACGAGTTTTTTGGCTCAAGGAAATTACATGCACGAAATTTTTAGGATTAAAAAATTATGATTGGCTGGAACGAATCTATAAAAAAAGAATTAGGTTTTTGCGGGAACAATGTTTTTATTGGTCACAATGTATTGTTCACTAACCCAAAAGAAGTTTTTTTAGGTGATAATGTTAGAATAGATCCTTTTTCCTTAATTACCACTAAATTAAAAGTAGGAAACTTTGTACAAATATGTTCTCATACCGTTTTAGGTGGTGGGGCTGCACATCAAATAACATTAGGTGATTGGACCTTTATAGGTTATGGATCTAAATTATTTTGTGCTTCCGAAGATTACAGTGGGGAATTCGGACCTGTAAATGAATTTTGGGGAAACAATAAAATATTTAGAGGGGATATCACTATAAATGATTATGCTGGGGTAGCATCAGATGTTATGCTTTTCCCGGGGGTTCAAATTCCAGAAGGTTGCACCATAGGTGCTAAAAGTTTTGTACACACTAAAAATAAACTAGAGCCGTGGTCCATATGGTTAGGTAACCCATTGACTTTCCATAAAGAAAGAAACAAAAGTCAGATTATAAAAAATGCAAAGGATATTAATTTTTACAAGGAAAGAGCAAAAAAATGAAAAATTATAAACATGATTCTTCTTCTATGAATTGGCCTTGGTGTGAGTCGCCCTTTTTTTACGATATTCTAAATGCACAAAATTTTTCTAATTCTGAAAAGGAGCTAGTAACTCAATATCATGAAGAGGGTTATTGTATAGTTGATTTAGATCTTTCTCAAACAGATCTATCTAACATGAGACAAGAGGTTGATCGTATAAACAATTCCGATGCTGTTAAATTGCAGGATTCTGGGTATCATTATTCCAAGGGTAAGAGGATTTTTGAGGCATGGAAGAGTAGTGATTTACTAAAAAGTTTGTCTTTAAATAGTAAAATTTTAGACATACTCAATTTACTGTATCAAAGAAAACCTATTCCATTTCAGACAATAACTTTTAACTATGGTAGTAATCAGCCTTTGCATAGTGATACAATTCACTTTCATTCCCTACCACATAGATGGTTAGTAGGAGCTTGGGTAGCTTTAGAAGATATGGATGAAAATAATGGATCTTTAATTTATGTTCCAAAAAGCCACAAGTTACCAGTGTTTGATTTTTATGACTTAAATATTTCAACTCCTAAATTTGGGGAACAGTTTGATGCCTATTCTGAGTATGAAAATTTCATAGCACAACTAATAGATTCTAAAAAATTAGAAAAAAGAACCTTGAAGTGTAAGGCAGGGTCTGTTTTGATTTGGGCGGCTAATTTAGTTCATGGTGGTGACATTATACGAGATACAAATAGATCTAGGTACAGTCAAGTAACTCACTATTATTTTGATGGGTGTGATAAGTATTACACTCCAATGTTTTCGGACGCATGGAAAGGGTCTTTTTCTGAAAAAAATCTAAAGGAGAAGAATTTTTATGTCTAATTGGGAAAAAGAATATCTAGCTTATATGGATGAAAGAGATAAAAAGATAAAAACTATTGTCGCTTTTGGAGGCTCTGGAGGTTTAGCGCAAAAAACACTTCCATACTTAAAAAATTACAATGTAAAGTATTTGTCATCCAAAGACTGTGATGTAAGAGATTATTCTCAAGTAGAACATCATATAAAAGGCTCTGATGGGTGTATTTATTTTTCTGTTGTAAACCATGATAACCTAATAGCTAACTTGAATGAGGGGGAGGTAAAACATTCACTTGATGTCAATGTACTTGGTTTCATAAATGTATTAAAAGCAAGTGCAAATGAGTACAAAACAAAAGGTTTAGGTAGAGTAATTTACATATCTTCCATATTAAGTAGTAGCCCAATAAAAGGCACAAGCATTTACGCAGCTAGTAAATCTTTTTGTGAAACTATGGTTAAAGTTTATGCACAGGAAAATGCTAAATTTGGAATAACTTGCAACAGTATTCAATTGGGCTACTTTGATGCTGGCTTAGTATACAAGGTTCCAGAACCTGTTATATCGAATGTGAAACAATCAATTCCACTAAAAAGATTTGGAGACTGTATGGAACTAAGTATTCTAATTGAATCTATTTTAAAAAACGATTATTTATCTGGGGCTAATATCAAATTAGCAGGAGGTCTTTGATATGTCAAATTTAAAATATTTAATATTACTAGCTTATTACAAAAGACCAAAAATAGTTTTAAATGCGTTGGATAGTATAAAAAAATTAAAGTATGAAAACTGGGAATTACACTTTATAGATGATTCTGGTGATTCCTCTTTTAAGGACACTTTATTTTCTTTTGGATTGCCGACAGACAAAGTAAGATACTTCCCCATTTTGGACACCGATGAAGTTAAGAAAAAAAATGGGGGATCCAGACACGGGGAGTTCCTCAATAATTCTATAAAAAATACGGATAGTGATGTGGTTATTATCTTATGTGATGACGATGCTCTGTGTTCTGATTATTTAAATAACTTAAATATCTTCTATTCAAATAAAAATAATATGTGGGGATACTGTCATGTCCTATTTTTCGACCCATATGAAGAAAAAATTGAACAAGCTAAACCATACCCTAAAAACCCTGAACTTGGTTGGTGTATGCTAAATATACCTAGATGCCCAACTTCACCTGTTAATAGATTAGATGGGTCTCAGATTACATTTAGAATAAGTGCATTAAAAGAAAAAAACATAACATACCCTTATCCACAAACAACTAATTTGGATCGTGCTATACTCCAACAAATGTATTCCAACTACGGTGAATGTAAGTTTACTTCCTGTATTGGACAATATAAAGGTTGGTTTACTAAACAGTTAGGTTTCCGAGAAAGAGTTACAAATGATATTTTTACGGATAATCCGTAACTTTAGTAATACTTAAATCTATATAATATTGGGACCGTCATAGTTCAACTCCAAATTATAATTTAAATAACTTAGGAAAAACTAAACAGGATGACTCTAATACCAATATGAACTTTAGTCAATACCAACAACAAGCTAAACAATACGCAATTTATAAGGATCGAATCCTATACCCTACACTAGGTCTTGCATCTGAGGCAGGAGAAGTGTGTGGTAAAGTTAAGAAAGTACTTAGAGATTCACAAGGGTTCTTCTCTCCTGAAGATAAAGAACAGATAAGATCAGAGCTAGGTGATGTACTTTGGTATATTGCAGCAGTCTGCTCGGATTTGGATCTAGACATGAACACAGTAGCCTCAGACAACATTATAAAACTACAGGATAGAATGAATCGCAATAAGATTAAAGGATCTGGAGATAATAGGTGAAATTATGAGAAAATATTTACTAGGTGTAGTTATAGCATTAATGGTGGCAGTCCCTGTTCTAATCTCTCAGGTCAGGAGAGGCCGGATTGTTGAGGTAACTCCACAGAGCCATCCAGCCACTACGACAAATGGTTTGGATTACGATTTTGTAGAGTTACAAGGAACTCAAGATTGTTGGTTCTACTACGGTCAGGATCAAGAGTGTGATCTTAAGTTCCTAAGATTCCCTGCATACACAGGCACTGCTCCATTACGGGAAGTTAGATTGCAGTTGCGGTGGCATATAAGTTGGGCAGGCAAGTATGAGAACTTGCATCCAACCCATTTCTGGAACGATCCCACAAATGAGATTGGCAACCCCGGAACACTAAATCCATTGAACGGCCTACCTTGGGGATTTAATTGGTATACTTGGGCTTGGGCAACCACAGAGGGTGGTAATATGTTAGCCCTATCACAACTCCCTAGTATAACAATAGATGACTGCTTCTACGGATATATTGCTCCTTTTGATGGTACGCTAGACTTCCAAGGAGATAGTGGTGGTATAGATTTTACGGAGTGGAGTGTCTGCTTACAGCCTAACTATTGGACAGAAGCTGTTTGTATCATACAGCATCCATTCTATCTACAAACTTTTACAGACCCTGATGGTGTAGTCGAGCTAACATTCAAGTCTGGTGCATTCCCACAGATAGAACATCCTTGGGGCAATTCAGGCATGGCATATGAATTTAATAGTTATTGGGACATATCATTGGATAAGATCCAGTATGTGACATACTGAAAAAAAGGTAATTATTGGCTCCTACCAACTCTAATAAGTTGGTAGGAGTTTTTTTATGGATGATGTCCCGCCGCCGATGCGTGTAGCCAAAAAACAAGCTTATCAGTCTAGATCTAGATTTAAAATAGGAGCTGCTATTGCTAGAGGCAATAAGATCCTTTCTGCTGCTCATAACATCATGAAGACACATCCTGAGTTTGGATCAGGTAAATACATGAATCTTCATGCAGAGGGGCACGCCATTTATAAGGCTATTAGAATGGGTTTAGATCTAAACGGTGCTACCATTTACATTTACAGAAAAAACAATAATTTGGCAAAGCCTTGTAAGTTTTGCCAAGCTTTAATTAACAAGTACGGAATCACAAATGTGGTTTACAGTGGAGAATTTAATGGATCAATCAGTTTTGAAAAAACTAAAAAACGCAGGATTGCTGTCTGACACAACTACCGACTTAGGGTTTATACCTACTGGTAGTTATGCATTGAATAAAATCATATCTGGGGATTATACTAAAGGAGTTCCTGTAGGTATGATAACTCAAATTCATGGGGAAGCATCTACAGCTAAAACTGTATTTGCTACTCACATTTTAAGAGAGGCGCAAGCATTGAAATACTATACAATGCTTGTCGATAGCGAAAATGCTTATAACCCTAAGTTTGCTGAAAAATTGGGGTTAAATCCAGAAACTTTAATTTATGCTGCTCCAGAAACTCTTGAAGATTGTTTCAATGTAATTGAAGACACCATAAAATCTATAAGGGAGTCTGATAAGGATACTCCGATAGTCGTGGTTTATGATAGTATTGCGGTAAGCCCTTCTAAGGCAGAATACGAAGCTGTTGGTTATGAAGCCAATAATATGCAGGGAGCAGTAAGGGCCAAAGCCACAGGATCCTGCCTAAGGAAGATAAATCCCTTGATGCGTAAGTACAAGGTTGCCTTAGTTATAATTAACCAAATAAGAAATAAAGTAGGTGTAATGTATGGTAGCCCAGATACAATGGCAGCGGGAGGTAAATCCTTAGAATACTATCTCGGGGTTAATCTAAAGACCATTTCTAATAAGACCTCAGACCTAATTAAGGATGACTCAGGCAAGGTTATAGGCATTAAGGGATCTATAAGGAATACGAAAAACAAAGTATCTGTTCCTTTTAAGGAATGCGAGTTTGAATTAATTTACGATGATGGGATTAGTCCTTTTACAGGACTTTTACCTTTGCTAGAACAGGATAATTTAGTGCAGAGATCAGGTGCATGGTATACTGTTTCTGGCACAGAAAAGAAGTTCCAATCTAAAGATTTTATTGAAATGTTAAAAAATAATAAAGAACAAGCATTTCAACACATACGAGAATTAATTAAATTTATTTAAATAAAGGGAAGAACACTACTATAATTTAAGTAAGGGAACACCATGAGAGAACAAGATTTGTACAAACAATTGGAGTCCCTTATTGATTCTGCTTTTAAGGATCTGTTCAAGGAGAAAAATATTATGCAAACACCTCAACCTAGTTCAAATACACAAGTTAAGAATACCCAAAATACTCCCTGTAAGTATTCCACAATTAAGGAATATACCGAAGCAACTGGTAAAAGGTTTAGAATGACCAAGGAACAGTTGCAAAGAGGCATTTCCCGTGAGGAAGCTTTTAGAGAGTTTATTCAATCTGCTGACTGAAATGGGAAAGACTTTTAGGCGTAACTCAGAAGATAGTTATAAATATGGTGGTAATAAACGCCCTAAGCCTAAACCTCGTCGCCAACCTCCGAGGGTAAAAGGAGATAAAGGCTCCTCCTCGGAGGATTGGCGAAATACCTTTCAAGAAGTAGAAAAAGTTTTAAGGGATGATGATGAACGAAAACCAAACGAACAATGAACCTTTGGATACCCATTTAATCTTTGAATGGGAGCCTGTAGAATTTTCAATTACCGAAGATGGTATCCCTATGCCATTTTGGCAGTTTAAAGATTTAACTGATTATTACTGCACTGTAAAGATGGCAGAATACCTAGATAATATTGAATGGAGGGCTAGTTATGGTTACGACATATATTCCCAAAACACAACACTTCGCCCAGACACGAATACAGAAGATAGCTAAGAAACTAATTGAGGAAGCCGAAGAGGATAGACAATTAGCTTTAGATGCACACCGTTATTTCAGGGTGCGTGTGGAAGAGAATCCAGCAGACAATGTTTCTAAAGCATTAATGGTGGATTGTCTTAAAGTGGCTCAATCTTCAAAACAATATACAGTTAAAGTTATTACTTTGATGAGTAAATTGAATGAAGAATCAGCACCAGAAAAAACAAAAGCAAGTGGCTCAATCACATCTGTGTTTTCTGAACTGGACAATATGATAGATGAGTGATTCAAACACATACAAGTTAGTCTGTGAAACAGTGGATCTTGTTCTTCAGGTTAAGGTTCTTTCCTTACAAGAAGAACAAGAACTTTACACTCAAATCAGAGAAAAGATATCTAAGATAGAATCTGCTTTTGTATATCACGAATACAAAGAGTTTGTATCTAAGAAACTAATCGTGGACTATGACAAGATCATAGAAGAATATTCGGAAGGTGAAGATTCCGAATCCTATCAAATGTTGATAGCTAATATGTATTTGGCTGTCACATCAGCATATCCACCGCTATCCTTAGACTTTGTTTGCACAGACCTCAATACAGAGAAGTTTATGCAAACGACAAATTTTGAGGAGCCAAATCAATTCTTAAAGAATCTTGCTGCTAATCTAAAATTAAAGTTAGCCAAAGAAACAAAGAAAAAGATTGTCAGACAAGTGAATCCAAACACCCCAAACATTAAAAGTTTGGATGGGTTTACTAAGTTGCAGAAGGATATAAAAGATAAGATTGTAGGTCAAGACCACGCCGTAGAGGTTTTAATCAAGCATCTAAAGTTGATGTCCGCAGGGTTATCTAACTTCTCCACATTCTTCTTTGTTGGTCCAACTGGAGTAGGGAAAACAGAACTTTCAAAGATCATAGGAGAAAAGTTTAGTGGTAATTTCTTCAAAATCAATTGTGCAGAATATGCAGGAGCACATGAGTATGCTAAACTGATTGGATCACCTCCGGGATATGTTGGGCATACTGATAAGAGCCTTTTGAAGGAAAAGGCTGAGATATCTAATAAATGGGTATTTCTGTTTGATGAAATAGAAAAGGCTGATGGTAAGTTTCAAGACTTCCTGCTATCCTTATTGGATGATGGAACCTGTACGGACAATATGGGTAACATATTGGACTTCAGCAAATCGTTATTTATCTTTACATCAAATCAAGGAGTTTCTGAAATCAAATACAATAGTATTGGATTTGGAAAAAACGAGCCTAGCCGAAAGGCCATAGAAAATACTATTTTTGAATCTATTAAAAAGAAGTTTAATCCAGAGTTCATAAATAGAATAGATGATATAATCTTTTTCAATACCTTATCGAAGGAAGATGTGAAGAAGATTGTAACTATTAAACTATCTAAATACCCAGTAGAAATAACTGATCAACTTATAGACTATATTATTGATAACTCGTATTCTTATGAGTATGGGGCAAGAAATGTAGCAAGATACATAAAAAATAACATAGCAACTATATTAGCTGAAAGTATGCTTCAAACATCTTCCAAAAAGAAGCCAATGTTTAAGGTAAACTTTTTAGATGGCAGGCCAGTGGTTTTTAACAAAAATGAAGAAAAGCAACAAAAAGAAACAGCAAGTAAAGTACTGGAAATTCATGTCGGGGGAGAGAATAAGATTACACCCACGAATGAAGTTGGAGGAAAAACTGTTAGTTCTACAGTGTGCCTTAAAAACAATACAAGGCCGATACCCTTCAATAAATAAATTAAGTTTGGTTGATTGGGTTTTGGATAATGTTAAATAATTTTTTTAATAAGAAGCTCACAAAATTTGTGGGCTTCTTGTCTATATAACTAAGAGGGCTTTATGGGCAAATTAAAAGTTATAAGACCAACAAAAATACAGACTTTTAGATCAAGAATTAATGCCATAAAAGCTGCTCGCGGAGGAAGAAGATAATGGGAACACTTAAAAAATTTAGAGATGCCGCTTTACAGGAAAAAAAAGTTCCTGTAGAGCCTGTTAAAATAATAGAACCATCCAAAGTAGAGGAAGTAGTACAGGTTAAGGAAGAAATAAAAATAACTAAGAAAAAAGTTAAAAAGGAAGAAGAGTGATTAAAATGAGAGAAAATTATTACAATAATGAATTGATATCAAATATTTTAGAAGCCAAAGCTGATAAAATCATGGCTGATAAATTAAGAGGCCAAGGTAAATCTGAAGAAGAAGTTAGAAAAGCAGTAGAATCAGAAAGAAATAAAAGACGCTTTGGAAAGGATTATGAAGGGGCTACAGAACAAAGAAGAAAATATCCTTTCCGTAGTAAATCACCTTCTCCTGAAACAGCTAAGGAACCTCTAACTGGAAGAGAGAAAGGTGGTATGAAGCGTAGCCTTAAAAAGAAGCAAGCTGATAGAGGTTCTGGAGGTAGTAAAGTATCTCCAATCCCAGAACCAAAAAGTCAAGACAGACAAGATGAAGGTGTAGAGAAAGCTGTAAGATTACGCCACGACGCTGAAAAAAAAGGAATATCACCAGAAAAAAAAGCCAAACTCCTCGCCGCCTCCAAAAAAGAATCAGATAAAGTTAGCGCGAGTAGGGAAAGAAGAGAAGAAGTTAATCCCCAAGTTATGCAGCAGGGATTTATAAGAGGAAATGAAGGACGCAGAGCAGCCGCAGCACGCAGAGCAGCCGCAGCACGAGAAGATTCCTCTAATTTAACATATAATGATGTATTATCAATATTGCTTGAAAGAAATAAAAAAAATAAAGCCGAAAAAGATGCAGTCATAGCAAAGATAGGTAGAACAGAGGACGCTACGAAACCTAAAACCCCAGAAGAAGAAGAAAATCTAAAGGTTAAAGCTAAGAAAGCAGCTATGTTTGGAACTGAAGTAAAAGGTCAGCGTCCTGAGGTTGGTGTTCAAGCAGGTACAAAAAGAGGAGTAGAAGCGATTCAAAGAAATCTAGGAAGAAGAGCACTAAGAAATAGGTAATCTCAAAATTCTAATTTAGAAGATAAAAGATACCATTTTGTTAACAGCAACAAAATGGTATCTTTTTTTTACTATATGTTTTTAAAAAGGCTAGATCTAGGCTATTATAAAAGAGTAGCACACGCGACTGTAGCTCAGTTGGTTAGAGCGTTGTTCTTATAAAGCAAATGTCGGTGGTTCAAATCCACCCAGTCGCACCAATCAGGTAGGAAGAGTCAAACCGTAAGGTTGACTGGCAGAACAAC